TGTTTACGTAGCTACAGATACGCTTGGTGCTGCATCTTCAACTTTATTGACTGCTTGAGCCAATCTAGCCTCTTCCATCTTAATATCAGAAATAACTTCTCTGACTTTATGGTCTATCTTAACCATATCAAGAGTATATCTACCCTCGTTAAGATGATGCTGCTCCCAATCCAGTTCCAGCTTCCTTTTCTGCTTGTAAAGGTCTGAAAGTGTTTGCATCTAGGACCTCCTCATAGGTAATCCATTTTTTCGACGAACTTGTATATCCGTCTTTTTCCCATTTTACACCTTTTTCTCCTAGTTTGTCAACTATTGAATTTTCAATAGACTTTGCGTTGTCTTCTGCTTCAACTACAAATCGCGCATGATACCCATACGCCCTGATATTAACTAGAAATTTTGTCATGATTATTCACACCTTATCACAAAAAAAAGGGGCTCGAAAGCCCCTTTTTAAATTATTTATTTTAACGATTATGTTGCGTTAGAACCGAAAATACCTCTAGGGTCTGAGAATCCGAATACGTATCTCTCTCTAGCTTTGTATCTTACGTTTCCTGTATCGAAGTCACCTTCCATTGAAGTTTTGATAGGTGATCTTACGAAATGCTTAAGACCGTTAGGTACATCTGTTTTGATAAAGAATTTTTTCGCAGAAGTTAAGTAGTGGTTTACTACATATCCTTGCGGAACCATTCCCATTGACGCGATTGCGTTAATGTCATTATCAGCTGTGCCTACTCTGCCAGCAGACTTCATCAGTCTTTCAGCAGTAAATTGTAAAGCAGAAGGAATTACTAATTTCACTCCTTGTGCTGCAATTTTCAAGCCTCTTTCATCAGTAAACGCCGCGATGTCAATCAACGACTGTTCTAATGAAGTTTCGTTAAGTTCAGCAGGTGTTGCTAACTCGTTAGAGAAAGTTCCCGCTAAAGTTGGGTGTACAGCAGAACAAAGTTCTACTCCATCACCACCAGCAAAGTTTGAATCAAACGCGTTGTTCAATACTGCTGCTGCCTTAACTTGCTTCGTGTTTGCCATAGATCTTGCTAATGCTTTTGTATATCTAGACGCTAGTCTGTCATACAAGTTGTCCTCGATCGCTTCTTCAGTGATCGCGAAAGCAAGTGCTATTGTTTCGTTAGTGTAACGTGCTGTGAAAGTTTCTTGTGCATCATCAAATGTTACACCTTGACCTTCAGGTTTTACTGCCGCATTCGCGAAACCAGATAACATTACTTCTTCTTCAAAAGCTCTGTCAGATGTTTCCGTGTCGAATATTTCAGCATGCTCGTTAGCATATTGTTTATACTCTAGTCCAAATAGTGCATTTAGACCAGGCTCTAGTTCTTTAACTAGTTGTGCTCGTGATATTGCCATAGTTATATACTCCTATTTGTTATTAGTTATACAGCATGCTTGACGGTAAGAACGCTACAATTAAATTAACACCAGCCGCTGTCGCATCCTTGTTTTCAGGATCGTTAGCGTATCTGACTAATCTAAATTGAGCCGTTGTACTCGCCGAGCCAACATCTAACGTAGAGATCGATTGACCATCTTTGTTATCTGTTGCTGTGTAGTTGTTCATGTTCATTGCATTCGCTGCGCCAATCAGTGATTGAGCCACAGCAGCATCCGCTTTAACAACATATTCCTGCATAGGATTGTCGTTAACGAAAGCAATTATGTCGTTTGAACCAGTATTGTAGTCCTTTGATGTCGCTTGACTTGCTACAACATTGTTAGCGAACGTTGGTTTTCCAGTAGAGTCAATAAAAAATGCTCCGTTGAAAACACCAATACAGCCGGGTTCTGCGTTACCGCCTGCTGTTGACCAGGCTGTTCCGCCTACGCCACCGTTATCTAATGTTGTAAATGCTACATCTTGAATGAAACCTACGTTACCCGCGTCTTGGATATTCATAGGATCACCTTTATTAGAAGCTACACCTGGTGCTGTTTGGATTTTGTATTCAGATTGTCCTGAAGTTGCTGGAGTATTTCCAACATTCATTACCATTCTTAAACCAAATCCAGTTGTACTTGCATTTGCCATAGTTTTTCCTTTTATTATTAAAGTTAATTTGTTGGGTAGGAATTACTAAATAATTAGCTTTTCTTTGTACCACCAAAAGTTACGCTAGATGTAGATTCGTTTCCGAATTTCATCCCAGCTTGCCGTTCCTTCATAAGATCGTTATTTATTGCTTCTTCTTTATCTCGAGTTCTTTGTTTGTAGTACTCATCAATTTGAAGCGCGATCTCTTCTGGTATCCTTGCCAGCAAAAGGCCTCCTACTCCTATGACTCCTGCGTATTTTCCTTCTGACATTTGTGGATAATCTTCATCAGGATATTCATCAGCTCTCACTAATTCGTATCCTTCTCTTAAAGATGCTGCAACATTTTTGGTATCTTGATACCCCATGCTTTCAGCTCTAATCCACTGATGTCGAAAGCCTTTTGGCGCAGGCGGTGCATCGAGTGAGTTGGGTGGAGACCAAACTTTTTTAGCTTCCGCTTTAGTTCTAGTTTGACTCGCACGTGAAGTTCTTATTTTATCTTTTTCCATATGCTTATACTCCTTCCGTGATTTTTAATTGTTTTGCATAATCTTCGAGTGGCACACCTAATCTTTTAGCTATTGCTACCTGTGAAGGTGTGAGCTTGACAGTTCTTTTGCGTCCTGTTGAGGCTGAACGTTTAGCCGAAGCTACATTTTGAGCAGGTTTTGCTCTTTCTGTAGTTGTATTTGATACCTTATCAAATTTATGGGGAAATTCAAGTCTTATTCTTTTATCAACTTCCTCATAGTATTCTTCAGTTTTAGGATCAAAGCCTTCTTCTTCTACTAGCTTCTTATGTATATCAAAAGCTGTATAAGTCATAGCAGAATCGTTACCAAACCAAGAATTGTTACTAGCCCACTCTTCCGCTTTAGGATCTGTCGGAGCTCTTTTATTATTAATCTGTTGAGGATTAATAGTAACTTCTTTCTTTGGTTCTTTTTCAGCAACTTTCATAGAGTTAAGTCTAGCTGCGTCTACAGTTAGATTAGCTATCTGTTCTTGTGCTGCTACTTGTGCTTCAACATTTTGAGACTCAATAGCATTTTTAAGAGCAAGTTTAGCTGCTGCTAAATTTGTTTTTACTCTACTTTCAAATTCTGAAACATAATTTTTATCTAATTTAGATAATTTTCCTTCCATTTCAGTTTTTGATTTATTTGCTGCTTCAGCAAATGCTATAGCTTCTTCTTTTTGTCTTTCTGCTTCTCTCATTTTACGAGTAAGTTTAGCAATACGTTTTTGAACGCCATCACTATATTCTTTTAACTCGTCTTTTTTCTCTTCGACCGTTTCTTCTTTTTGAGTTTCAACAGGTGTTTCTTCTTTTGCTTCAACCTGTTCAACTTCTATTTTTTCTTCTTGTGCAGCTTCCTTTTTAGGTTGCTGTTCATCTAAATTAATTTCAGTTGTTGATTCATCACCATCACCTACATCAACTAGATTATCTTTTTTTTCTTCTTCTGGCATAGTTCCTTTCCTATGTTAAATGTAATGAAGAATAGATTCTGGATCTTTTATTGTACCCAAAACTTCATCATCGTTTATTAATCGCACTTCTCCGCCTTCTATTGGTAATCTTGATCCAGCGTATCTGGCAAAAATTACCCAATCTCCTACTTGACACCAAGGCTCTATAAATTTTTCATTATCTTTATAGGCCAAGTCTCCCATCTTCAAAACATAACCACATGTTGTTGCGATCCTTGCTTTGTCTAATTGTTCTTGAGAAAATAAAATTCCACCTTTAGTTTTTTCTTTAGGTGTAAATGGTAATAATAATAATCTATAACCACATGGTTCAGGTAATTGATCAACCATTTCTTTAATGTTGTCGGGATCTAATCTTTTTGCGTGGGGTTCTTGTTTTGCTTCTTCTTTATATTTTTCTTCTAATGCATTGACATGTTTAGGAGTTTCCTTTTTGGTCTCCGATGTCGATAACGTTTCCTTGCTCATTTTTGTGCTCCTTATAGTTTAGCAGGTTAGAGATTTCCTGTAGTATTATTGAATAGGCATGTGCCTGTCCTAATAAATACTTGTATTTTTCCATATTGTCAACTCCTCCGTCCATAACAGTTTCTTGTATTTGGTCTTGAGCTGTTTTTATGGCCTTTTTTATCTTATCTATTATTACTAAATCTTCCATTATTCTTCTCTCCACTCTTCTAATATATCTAGTTTTTCTTTTGCTGTTGCTATTTTTTCAAATAGTTTATCCATTTCATCAAGATGTTGAGGATGTTCTCCAATACCTACTGAATGATCTAAATAAATATCTAATGTTGCTTCGGACTCTGCTATTTGTGCTTCGTATCTTTTTTTAAGTGCTTCTATTAACATTTCCA